GGATATGACCGATGTTGCCCATAGCATCGAGCTGCATTTCCAAGTTCTTCAACGCGGCCAGAAACGGCGGGATACCATAGGGGCGGCCGTCCTTGGTGATCATCGGCATATAGCTGTAGGTCAGCGGGTTGAGTTTGACCAGGGCGCGATCCATGCGGCCGGTGTCCTGGTAGGGACGCCAGGCATTGTTTTCCATGCGGTGCCGGATGGTCTTGACCGGCGGGATCACCACGTCTGTCAAGCCGTCCAGGATGCGATCAGCAACTACCCATTCTCCGCTCAGTGCGCCATTGAGCGGAACTTGACGCAGGAAATGATTGACCAGACCGTCCATGCCGCCGCCGGTGGCGTAAACCGTCCGCGCCAGATAGTTGATGCGTTCAATAAACGGCTCCGGGTTCTTTGCCGTGACGTTGACCTCGTGCCCGGTGTTGCCCAGATCGGCGTAGATCTTAAGTGCCTGGCTGACATTGGGGTTGTAAATACCCAGAGGCTCCAGGCAGTACAAATAAGCCAGATCAAAATCAGGCGTGGCAAAATCGTAGAACCCGGCCAGCTTGCTGAAGCTACTGCCAAGGCTGTCCACCGGCTCAGATTCGCGGCCCGGCTGAATATCCGCGACTTTTAGATTTTTTCGACGAAACCAACTCATGCAGCAGCATCCTCAAATTCAGGGTGAACATCTGTGGTTTTATCAACAGGATTGCCTTGTGCCAGGCTGACGGCCCCTTCAAGGGCGTCTGCGCCGTCATCGTTGACGTTTTTGTTCAGCAGGTAGATCAACTGTTCAACCACCTTGTCTTGGTCGCTATGCCCCTTGATGAAGCGGATCTTGCCGAACTCGACCAGGTAAGAGAGCGTCCCAACAATACGCGCCTCCTTGTTGGAGCTGTGATTCACCGGAATCCACGGGATATAGCGCTTTCTTTCCTTGGCATAGGTTTGGATGGCTTCGTGGAGAAAATCCTTAAGCATGTTCTCCTCAATGCCAACTTGGCCGCCGTATTCGTCATGCTGGGCATAGGCCGCGTCGAACATGCCGCCAGGGCTGGTGTGGCGAACAAACGCGTGGAGGCAATAAAAGATCATTGTTTCCCGATCCACGGCCACGGTGACAATGGCTTTAAAGTCGTTGTTTTCACCGTCTTTGGCGCTGGGATCGCAAAAGCTGGCCACGAACAGATCCTTGCCGACCAGATCAGACAGCTCGTAATAACGGAACCATTCCTCCGGGAAAGGGGAACCCTCCGCGCCGGTCAAGTTCATCATTTCGGCGTTGAAATCGACGGACCCCATGCTGCGCTTCTTTTTCAGCAACCGCACCAATGGCCAGCGAGACGGCCACAGTGGCCTGGCTTGCGGGGTGTCAACATCGATAATGGCCCGGTAAATCTTTGAGCGATAAAGCGGCTGACCATCCTCATCTTTGTCAGCGATCAACTGCGACAGCACCGACTTGGGATGGAACAAGTTACCGATCATCAGGAAGCAGTAGCCCGGCCCCATGGAGCCGATCACGGCCCGGCGCAACCAGCGCAATCCTTTGGTGACCTGCTTTGGGTTTTCGACATTGATATCGTTTTCAAAGTCGTCAACCACGGCAAAGTCAGGGCGGTGTTGGCGATTCTTCAGGCCACGGACTTTTTCGCCCCGGCCACGCGCCAACACCCGCACGCCGTTGCTGGTGGTAAAATCGTTGTTCTTCCAGATCGCACCGACCAGATCACCAAAGTCATTTTTGATACGCTGGTTTTCTTCCAGCTCCAGTCGGATCGGCAAGGTAAAGCCGGTGGCCTGATCGTTTGTGTCGGAAACAATCATCTGAAAGCGCTTGAGCAGATAACAGATGTTTCTGATCGGCACGGCAAAGGTGAAAAACGTTGATTTGGCGTGTTCACGCGGGGCGGCGATCATGGCGCATTCGTCTTCAATTAGGCTGAATTCTTCCCACTCATGATGGAAGTCGCCAAAATCCGACGTAAAGTAATGCGGCAGATAGGTCTTGCAGAAATACAGCAGATCGTATTGGGCGCGTTCTTTACGCTCTTCCTGCTTTTCCGGCGTGTCATCCGGGAACGGCGACACCGATTCCTGTATCCAGGACTTGATATCGTCGGCCCATTTGTCAAACCGGCTTTCTGTAAGATTGGGTCTTCTACGCATGTTCAGCCTTGAATCTGATGGTCAATTCGTCAAAGTTACGCGCCAAAATTTTCAACCCTTCCGGGTCGATCTCTTTCAGGTTGCGGGCCAGCCATTCGATGTTTTCCAGAAAGACTGCCGGGCGATCAAATTCAGCTCCGGCCATTTCCCGCTGCCGGGCCTCTTCCTCCATCTTTTCCTGTCGCTGGATTAAGGTTCCCAGTTTGGTCAAGCCGTCCAGGGTGGCCGGGCTGAGGCTGCCAGCCTCGCTGTTTTCAAGGTGGGTCATTTCCCGGTTGAACAGGGCGCGCAGGCGTTCGCCGTTGCTGGCCTTGATCTGCCGTTCCCTGTCCCATTCGTCAAACTCTTCGCCGGGCTTCAACGTGGCTTTCTTCCACGCGGTCAGCGTCTGGCGGGAAACGCCCAACTCCTCGGCCACGGCGGTCAGGTTGCCCGTGGCGACATAGCGCATCTTTGCAACAGGTTCCAGCCGGGCGCGATCTCCCTTTTCAGCCATTAGCCGAGTTCCTTCTCCAACCGCTCGATCTGACTGTTAACCACGGCCAGCTCCGCCCAGTCTTCCTGTATGGCATCCATTTTTTCAGCCACGACCGGAATATTCAGGTCATCAACCGGCACAATGACGGTATTCAAACCAGCGCGGACGTCAGCACAGGCCTTTTCAAGACCCATCCGCATTTTCTTTTGTTGCTGCTTTAATGCTTCAAGCTGGCCGCGTGCGACCGCCCGTTCTTCCTGCAAGCCCATTACTTGCCTCCTTTTTCCCGGACCGCCGGGCAAAACATGTTGTTGTCGACCTTCTGCACCAGGGCTTCGAGGGTCCGGGTGGTCAGGGTGATGATCCCGGTCAGATCGTCGGCCAGTTTGTGGTAGTCGCGGACCATTTCGACGTTGTTTTCGTACATGCGGACTACGGCCTCAAAGCGCTCCTTTTGGCCGCTGATCAGTTCTGTTGTGCGGTCACGAAAATCAAGAACGATCTCATTGACCCGTGCATTCTGATCGGCGATCAGTTTGTTCATGCGAGCGTTCTGCTCGACAATCTGGGCACTGAATCGCCTGTTTTGATCGGTCATGGCATCTGTAAATGCCGTATGGGATTTATCCGAACGGCGAGACAGGCTAAAGGTCACGACAATGAGCGCCAGCCAAGGACCGACAAAGATCAGGAACAAGGCCAGTGAGAGCGGCATCGCTCCAACGGTCTTGATGATGGTGGCTATCGAAGCCAGGGCAGCTAACTGTTCAGGCGTCAAGATGGCCTCCTATGCCGATTTCAGGCCCTGAACGGCCGCTTCAATTGCTGCGTTGATCATGCTGGTTGTGACCGTGGTGCCAAGGGCGACGCCTTGAGACTTCAGATCATTAACAATCAGGTCGTACGCAGCCTGACGCTTATCACTTCCAGACCCATCGGCTAAACTCTGCGCTGTTGCTTTAACGGCCTTGGTTGCCGCATCGGCCAACACCGGCCCGGCGGCCGACATGAAAATGCTGACGAACGGTTTCAGAAAGCTCCAGGCAGAGGAGAAAAACAGCTTGAAACGACTCATGACGATTTCCCTTTCAGTTTTCGGGTGAGTTTCTTGATCCAGCGCACAACAGCCAGATCCCAATCAAAGTGATAGGTTTTCTTAACCATCCAATCACGCTGCTTGAGCGGGTTACTGCTCATTGGCAGACGCCTGGACAGCTTTGGTTAGCTTGTCTCCCTTATGGCCGATGCCGATGGCAACCAGGCCGCCGCTGATGGTGGTCAGGGCTTGCTCAAGTTCCATCGGCGGCAGGCCGGTATCCGGCCACAAATAACCGATAAGACCGACTACCCCGGAGAGGATCAGGCCAATGCCGCCGATAATGGTTTTGTAGCCGTCCAGTTTTTTTGCACCCCATTTCACCAGGCGCACGGCAATCCAGTTCTTCATGCGTCATCCCTCCAGGTGGTCAATGCGTTGATCATGGCTTCAGCAATCTGCTGCCATGCGGTTTCTGACAGTAGCCAGCGCAGGTCGGCCGGATTGGTCATGAAGCCGAATTCAAGCAGGCAAGCCGGGCAAGCGGTCTGGGTGAGGACAACAAACTTTGATTCCTTGTCACGGTCACCGTCGCTCAGATCCACACGCATCACTTTCCCGACGGTGGTCTTTTCCAGCTCCTCAATCAGAAGCTCGGCAACCGTGTCGGATTCAGTGCGGCCAGGCGAGGTGAACACCTCCATGCCGGTGGGTTTTGAATTACTTGCAGCGTTGCAATGAAAGGATAAGAACAGTGCCGGACGGTACACTTTGGAGAGTTCGGCACGTTGTGACAGGGTAAGCTGCAGGTCATTACAGCGGGTGTATGCGACGTCAAAGCCATACATCAACAAAGCATTGCCGACGAGCTTGGCAATCTTCAGATTGATATCCGCCTCACGAACGGCACGATTCGGCTCTTTGGGCGTAACGATAGCGCCGGAATCGGTGCCACCGTGTCCTGGATCAATCAAGATCAGTGGTTTCATTCGACCATTCCTTTTTTATGGAAATGGCGGGGAGCACATGCTCCCCGCTTCGCAGGAAGACAGCGCAGGGGCAGGTCGCGCTGTATGGTCAAATTTTAGGTGGTGCTTCTTTGATTGTTCAGTGGAAGTGTTTCAGGAAAAAAACAGGGGTTATGCGAAGAGATCGAGGTTGCGTTCAGCGTCGTATTGCTCACGACACTTAGCAATAATGGTGCGAATTTGACGGGAACACAGATTATATTCTTTGGCCAACTCATCGATATTGTGGCCGTTGAATTTTTCCCAAATCTCCCAATCACGTTTTTCAATGATGAGAGATTGGCCTTTAGGCACATAAAATTCAGTGCCGCCATGGTGGCTGCGGAAATGCTCGACAGCTTTCATTGCGGCATTATGCGCGATGGTATTATCAATGCCGTTTTCGACAAGCCCTTCATGGAGGATGCGACCAACCTCCAGAAGTGTGTCGATTCCTGGGCTTTTTTTCAAGCCTTTATTGCTCATGACCTTCACCTGTTGCACATGGCCCGGTTGTCCAGACCTTGATTCCATGCAAGTTGGCAACAGCTTTAATCCGGGGAAGATATCGAGAATCTGACTCTTTTTCGAGGATCAATACAACGCCAGGTAACCGCTCGGTGCAAATTCCGTAATAAAGAGACTGCCCAATACTCTCGGCCCATTTTGAGGCAAAATCAAACTCAATAGCATAGTCATCAGTCAAACAATCAACGCGGGTGCCATCCTGAAGACGATACTCTGTTTCTCCACCGACAGCACTACACCATTGCGCTTGATATTCACGCTCATAGCGCAAGTGGGCAGCTGAAACGATGCTGGGCAGCACAATAAGCAATACGATGATCCATGTTTTCATTATCATTTCTCCGGTTTATGGTGCTTGATATAGCCCATAATACGTTCATCGGAAAATTCCATCAGCCACCAATGAGGGCCATACTGTTTTTTCATGCCGTTTTCAAACAACTTCTTCAAGGCTTCAATGGCCAGATAGGCATCCTGACTGGTACGCACCTTGCCATTTTTAACTCTGGCGCGTTTTTCCAGGAACAGCTCCAGGCCGTTTTCCACTCGCCAGTCGATCAGTTCGGCGAGGATCTGAATCTTCTCCCGCTCGGCTGGGCTGGCCAAGGAAACCGTCTTGCCGCTTTGCTTGGTCGTGCGACGGGCAGGCTTGACACCTACGCTGCGCCAATCCGGGTTGACGGATTTTAGCAGGAATCCCTTTTTCTGTAAGATATCGATAAATCGGTTGGCCTGGTGAAGATCAAGCCGAGTGCAGCTTTTGACGCCAAATTCAGCCATGAGCAGTTCGCGGTAAGCGGTATCATCCATGCTGAGTTCTTTTCTTGCCAGCTGTATAATTCTGATTTGTTTGTTAGTTATTCCCGCTGGTTTTGCCATAATTCCCCTCCGATGCTGATTTGAAAAACGCCGCTGCTGTTTGCCGATCATCGTCACTTAACCCCTCCGGCAGATTCTTACGCTCCGGTCGGCGTGGCATGTTTGCGTAGAGGTCTTTCGGTTCCGGCCAGCCGTCAAAGCTGCTGATCAGTTGCTCAAAGCCCTCGCGAATGCGCGGCTGATCTATTTCACGGATAGTCTGATTGCGTTTAACCAGGAACCGTTCAAATTCGGATGCCGTAACCAGGATGGTGTCTGCGGCTGGTGCGCCATTGCGTTTGAGTACGATCAGCCGGGCCAGTCCGGCCCCGATCTCTTGTTTGAGCCAGTCATCACCGGCCCATTCCAGCAAGCTGGCCGCCGCTTGCTTGCTTTTGCTCATTGCGGGCTGGCGGTCTCTCTTAACCTCAGATGGCCGAGGCTGATCGGTTGACACGGTTTCCAGCACGCTCAGCAGATAGTTGTGGTTTTTAAACGGCTTGCCCGTGCCTTGCTGGCGCTTGGCGTGGATCGCCTCCACGGTGTCATGCAGGGCAATGGCCAGCCGCTCCGGCTCAATGCCCAGCGCAACCACTTCATTGACCAGCTTGAGCGCCTTGGTAT